GAGGCCCAGGTTGGGCTGGTCTGGCTGCATCGCCGCGCGTAGCTCATCGAGCGATGGCACGGGCGTGCCGAACTGGGCGCCGATCTTCCAGAGCTCAACCCATGCGTCCAGCGCCGCCTTGTCCCGTTCGCGGTCATCGTCCGACAGGGCTTTGCTCCGGTCCGTTTGGGCCTTCGCCCGATCGGTCTCCAGGTCCGCGGCGGTCTTCTGCTGCTGTACCATGGCCAGCACCTGTTCCGGCGTTGGCCCCTGGTTAGGCGGCGGTGGCTGCCAGTCGTCGGGCAACTCTTTGAAGTAGTTGCTGACGTCGGCGATGTTCGCGGTCTCCAGCATGCGCGCCAGGGTATTCCTATACTCGGGCACGCCCACGAGCGGGTTCTGCAGGCCGTAGTTGGTGATGATCTGTTCCTGCTTGCCGGCGATCTGGGCGAGCATGGCGAGACGCTCCATCGGCATGCCTTTGCCGCCCACCTCCACCGCCGCTTCCCACATCGTGCCCAGCGCTCTGGGATCGATGCTGATCCACTCGCCCCGGATGCGGATGACGTTGGGCCGGTCCTGCTGCTTGGCGAGCATGCGCAGAAGGCCCGAGTAGAGGGGCGCCAGTCCGGTCTCGGCCAAGGTCCGCGCCATCATGTCGAGCCTGTCTTGGGCAGCGCTGGTCTGCTGCGACACAGCGATCGGCGCGGTGCTCTGGAGCTCGTCGACGGTCAGGCCCTGGCTGGCGCGAGTGATGCCGGTGCGGCTCTCTCTGACCCCCTCCAGCAGCTGCATGATGGGCAGCGCCGCTGCCCCGGCGAAAGGTTTCACCAACTCCTGCACGGCGCCCTGCTGTGCCACTCTGATGATGCTGCCGATCGCCGTCTGGCGCACGTCGCTCATGTTCACCTGACCGAGGGTGATCACGGTCCGCGGATACATCGCCTGACCCAGACTATCCAAGGTCGCGCGCATGACGCGGGACTGCAGGCGTTGCAGGTCCATGACCATGTCGGACACAGACGACCCGATGATCCGTCCTGGCTCGCGATACGGGGTGAAGCAACTCAGCGGGATCTCGTCGGTGCGCTCCCACTGCACCAGCCGGCAGTCGTCGCCCAGGCTGTGGGTGTGCAGCAACTCGGCCTTGTGGTCGTTGTCGGCGTCGCACCTGATCCAGCCTTCGATATAGCGGATCATGCCCATGCTACGGTCGTTGGGTGGCCCGCCGTGCATGTGGTGCCCGGACGCGCTGTCCCTGGCGATCGCCTCGCGCCGCCACTGCGTCGTGGGCGCTGAACCGCCGGCCCGCAGCACCGCGTGCTCATCCAACCCCATCTCGATCAGGTCGGAGGCCGATACGTCCCTGACGTGGAAAACACCACGCGCCTCTTTGACGGTGGACGCGTCAGACACCACCCACACACATTCGGACGGCACCGATTCAACCACCGGCCACGCCTGCTGCACGCTGCGTGTGATCGTGGCGCTCCAGTATTCCGGAGGCCCGCCTTGGCCCAGATACATCTGGCCCTCGGGCGTCTTGGCCATCGCTTCCTGCTCGGCCTTGGTCATCGGTCGGCGCACGATGCGTTGCGCCTCGATGCCCGGCTCGGCGAGCAGCATCTGCAGCTGCGGCAGGATGAGGCCCTCGGCCACCTCGGTGCGGATCTGCTGCTTCTTACCCCACGACCAACGCACCCAGCCGGCCTTGCGGGTCAGCGCGTCCAGCAGCGCGTCGTGTAATATGCTCCATCCGGGATTAGCCACGAACAGCGCCCAGCGTGCGTAATCGGTCGCCTGGCGGGACAGCATGGTTGCCAGCTTGTCGTCGCCGGATATCTCGTTGCTGATCGGCTCGAAATGCACCGGGTCCTCGACGCCAGTGAACACGCGCAGGAGGCTCGGGAGTGTCGAACGAATCGTATCCCTAACAACAGTCATCACCAGTTGGCTGCGGCCCTTTAATGCCGGTTCGTCGCCGAAGCCCTTGCCGTTGTAATACTCGCTGGCAGTGACGCGCTGGTTGCTCAGTTCCTCGTCATAGTTTCGAGCGATACCAAAGTAGTATCGGTTGATCTCGGCAATCTCGTGGTCCTCCTTGCCGAGGCGCTGGTAGACGATCTCCTGCACCCACTCGGTCGAGGATGGCTGCACGCTCGGGCGCAGGCCCAGCGCATAAGGCCGGATCTCCGGTGGCAGGTCGTCGGTCGGGTCGTCCGGGATGTCCTCGTCTTTGCGCCTGGGCAGCAAGGTGGCGATGACCTGGTGGTCGGTGGGCCTTTGGCCCATCGGTCGCACCAGACCCTCAATCGGTGGCAGCGGCGGGGCACCGTAGCTCTGCGTGTTGGGCGCCAGCAGGCCCTGCTGGGGTGGGTTCATGCCTTGCTGGCCCACCTGCGGCGCCATCGGGTTGATGCCCTGGCGCAGGCCGGGCGGCGGCATCACGCCGGGTGGCAATATGCCGCTCATCCGATGCGTCCCATCAGCAACAATATCAGCAACACGATGACGATCACTCCCACGATGCCGATGCCGTAGCTGCCGTATCCACTGCCGCCGTAGTAGCCGCCGCGGTAGCCGTAAAACCCGCCCCCTAGAAGGAGCACCAGCAGCACGACGACCAGGATGATTGCGAGCGGGCTCATGTCTGGAACTCGGGGAAGTCCGTCTGCTGGCTGGCACCACCGGTCACCCTGTCGGGGCGTACAGCGTCCGTGGCAGCGCTCATGATGGCGGCGACGATGCTAGGCGGCATGCCGCTCTCCAGCAGCCTGTGACGCAGCCTGAGCCGGTCAGCGCCATCCTGGATGCGACGGGTAATATGCTCGATCAGGTCGACCTTACTCGCCTGGGCGCGCACGTTGGCGGCGACCACCTGCTCGGCAGCCTTGGCGCGTGCCGCCAGCAGAAAGCCGAGGCGCTCGTCGTCGCTGGTGGCAGAGACGCGCTCGATGTGGATCAGCTGCATCGCTCACTCCATCCCAGGAATTGCGCTCATCACCGGCTGCGTATCATAGAGCCAGCTTTGGTTCGCTGACGTTACCATCAGGCCCTGCTGCGCGAGGGTCAGCATGAGCGCATCCGCCGAGTCGCAGGATGGCAGGCCCCTTCGCCTCATGGACTCCTTGGACTCGATGGTCAATTTGCCCGTGGATGAGAACGTGTACTTGGGCGCGACCAGATCGCCGCGGAGCAGGTCGTCGCGTGGCAGGCGCACCGTGCGGGTGGCCAGCCACTCGCGCATGCGTCCCCAGAGCTCGTCACGCAGGCGCATGTAGTTGGTGGCGTTGGTCGGGCTCTCGGCGACGTTGACGCCCAGCACCGGCAGCGCCTGCTCCTGAAGCCGGTCCACCACACCAGCGCCGATGCCGATCGAGTCGACCACGATGAGCATTGGGCGTGCGCTGTGGGCTAAGTCGTATTCGTGCTTGATGGCGCCGGCCAGCACCATGAGGTCGATGTTGCGCCAGCGACGTGGCGGCTCGGTCACGCATGAGCCTTGCCGCTTGATAAGCACCGATGCGTCAGCACCGAAGCGTGCCGGATCTAATCCCCAGATGATCGGTGCGCCGACATCGAGGGCCATGTCGCGGTTCATCGCGCTGTCGACCAGTTCACCGGGGATGAACACGTCATCGGAGCCAGATGGGAACTGGCCAAGTACTCTGACCCTGAACGCGTTGGATTCGGAGCCGTAGCGCTCCGACATCTCGGTGATGTAGTCGGGCGACACGCGTGTGCTCTCGGCACTGGACACCGTCATGCAGCGCCAGCGGTCGCGCTCGAGCGTATGAGTGCGCCAGAAGAAGCCCGAGTCTCTGGTGGGGTTACCGATCAGCAGCGTGATCGCACCTGAACTACTCATTGAGCCGCTGGCTGCTTCGTAGACCTTCTCATCGATGCCCGACGCCTCATCAGCGACCAGCAGGATGTTCCGGGAGTGGAGACCTGCCATCGCCTCGGGCGTCTCGGGCCTGGAGGTCCTGGCGGTGACGAAGCACTCTTTGTCGCTCTTGAGCGTTATGTGATCCGTCGTCACATCCCACAGCGCCTGCCACTGCTCAGGCATGCGGCCCATCCACTTGAGCAACTCGGGCCACAACACGTCGAACAGCTGTGGCGCGCTGGGTGCGGTGAGCGCGCACTTGAATGGCGCGCGGGTGCAGATGAACCACAGCACCACCCATGCGGCGAGGCATGACTTGCCCACGCCATGGCCACTTTTGATGCTGTGCCGGGTGAAGCCTCGGGCGAAGCCACGCAGCGCCTCGACCTGCCACGCGTCGGGCTCCTGGAGGAGGACCTCCTTCACGAAGGCGATCGGCGCCCGGTTGTAGCGCTGGAGCGCGAAGTCGAAGGCGGAAAAGTCGGGCGGTGCATCTTGGGAGGACGCACGGCCCGCAGGTGGTGGTGAATCGCTCGTATCTGGCGCCAGTATATCAGGTTGCAGGTGCAGTGTCATGCGAGGTGGCCATAGTCGCGCTCACGCACGTAGCGGATCAGCGACCACGGGACGCCCACGTCCGCGGCAACGCTGTGGTCTGACGCGCCTTCGGCATACTTCCCGTCGTCCCAGTCGAACGACGCCTCCAGCTGCTCGCGGATCGCCCGCTTCTGCGCATACGTGAGCTCGCGGTAACGCACCTCGTGCGTGTGCGGCATCGACATCATCGACATAGCGGGTGGCTCCCCCTGTGGGTAACATGGCACTACCGGCGGATTCCCGCCAACTGGAACGCCAATGCCCAAGGAACACTCTTCGTTACGCACCGCCGGGTTCGTCCTGACCATCGAGCATATCCGCGTCACGCTGTGTGAGGACCCCGATATGATCGCCCTGGACCGGGATGGTGAGGGCGGTGAGTTCTCGCTGCGAGAGTTCGCAGATATGCTGCACCGGTTCATCAGTGATCGGTTGTGAATATGCCCAAGCCCACTGACGATCCGCAGCTGGAACAGCGCGTCGCTGTGCTGGAACAGCAGGTCGATGCCCACGCACAGGCGATATCCGACCTGGGCGGTCGGGTGGAGGACAACGAGGCAGCGATCGCCGACCTGGACGCTCGTGTGCTGGCGCTGGAGAACGCGGTCACCACGCCCACGCCACCGACACCAGAGCCGCCGGGCGGTATCATCGACAACACGCTGCCCGAACCGGAGGAGCCGGAACCGGAGCCGGGCGATGGTGGTCTGGCGGTCCTCATCGCCACCGATGGGACCGAGACCTGGTATGCACAGGGCATGTCAGAGAACCTGGGCGACTATGTCGACCCGGATGGCGCCTTCGTGCAGCGCTGCTACCGCGCGCCACGGCAGGATGACGTCTTCCCCGGTCTCACCGTGTGGTTCCGGCCCGACGCGGATGGTGGACGCAGAGAGGTCGTCGTCGAGCTCGGCGTGCCCCTGGTGGCCTCGCTGACGCCAGCCAACCTGGGCGCCTACACCGCGGAAATCTGGGACGATGACACGCTGGTGGCCACGGTCGAGGTGCCCAGCCATCCTTGGTATGCGCGCTGGCGCTGGCAGTCCGCGCCCAGGCCGGTGCGTGTGACACGCGAGCAACTGATCGCCGAGGGCAAGGTCCCACACTACGACGGCACGACGCTGGCCCAGTTCATCACCGATCTGGCGCCGCAGACGTACACCACGATGGGCTTTTCGGGCATGGTCACCGGCATGGGGTGGACCGGCGATCGCCCCGACATCGGCATCCTGACCGGCTGGGCCGCGCAATGGTTGTGCAAAGGGAACAACACATCGACGGTCATCGCCCAGGGCGAGGCGTCGGGCACCATCAGTATGCACCTACGCGACCACGTCACCGCCGCACCGCTCGACCTGATCCGGGATTACCCGACGCTGACCAGCTACCCGAAGGGCGGCGATCCGATCGTGCCCTTGATCGGCGGCATCGTCTCGTATGACAGCGGACATTCGCCCGCGTGCTCATACCTGCCGTGGTTGCTGACCGGGGACGTGTATTACCTGGAGGCGCTCCAGTTCCAGGCGAACATCGAGATCATCGGCGAGCCGGCGTCGGGTCGCTACACCTGGGCCGGGCGGTATGGCGCGTGGCCGCTCAGGAACAAGTTGTACGCCGCGGTCGCCTCACCGGACGATCCGCCGCGCTGGCTGCTGGCGCGCTCGGTGTTCCACCAGCACATGGAGGGTGTCCGCGCCGAGGCGCTGAAGGACATGGCCAGCGACGACCCGATCCTGGCGGTGTTCCGCGCCCGCCAATTCGGTGGATCGCAGGGCACCCCGGCACATCCATCCGGGACCTACGCGGTGTTCTGGCAGTGTGCTTTTGAGAGCTTGGTGTATGGCATGTGCGTCCAGTTGGGCTTCGATGAGTGGAGCGAGGTGCTGACCTGGAAGATCGACAGCGAGGTCCAGCGCACCAACGGCGAGGCGTGGCCGCGCTCCGCGCCCTGCCCATACAACACCGGCCTTGTATATACGTGCAGCCTGACCGCGGCGATCACCGATGCGGACACGTTTGTCCCGGTCGATCACTACTCTGGCGGGCCGTGGCCCGTCGAACCTTTCGAGGTGAAGTGTCAGAGCGAGGTGATGACGGTCACCGACAAAAGCGATGTGGCGCTGTGGGAGGTCACGCGCAGCGCTCCGGTGGCGCATGCGGCGGGTCAGGTGCTGGTTGGGCCGAAGTATCTGTCATGGCTCGAGGCGGCGATGCGAGCTGTGGCGATGCACCCGGAGGATGTGCCGCACATGCCCACCGACCCGACCGGCATGAACGAGCTATACAACGAGACGTCAGGCTCGGTGGGATACGCGCAGTATGTGCGTGCGGCATTGGCTGTGGCGGTGCGTAACGGCGTGGCGGAAGCAGCGTCGAGCTATGCGTGGATCGACGATGAGTTCCACCGGCACAACCGAAGCGGCTGGCATCCGGCATGGGGCTGGTGCATCACCTGATGCGACGCTGGCTATTGTGCAGCCTCCCATGCGGCACGCTCTACTGCGGCACGCAATGTCGGTCCCCAAGCGCCAGCAGTTCGCACTGGCCATGGTTTTTGCGGCCCTTCAAGCTGCACCCACCATTCGCCGTCATCGGTCGCCGCTCGGATGCAGGAGATGAACCGCCAGCCGACAGGGATGGCATCAAGAGGAACGCATGTAGGGCAGACGCATGGGGTGGTTTCTGGCTCGCTCACGGCGCGTCTCCCTGTGTGATCACCTGAGCCAGTAGAGGATGCCGGCGACCGCAGCCCACACGATGAGTGGCGACCAACCCAGCAGGTAGTAGCCCACAAGGGTCATGCGGCGAACAGGTCCCGCTGGCTAGCTGCCCGCGTCAGCATCGGGATTGTGACGGCGTACCGGGTGCCGCTGCTGCCGTCGATGCTGTCAGCGCCAGCTGCGATCGCCTGCCACGTCCGGCGCTCGGTGTTCACCCGCGCCACGTGGTAATGCACGCCATGAGTGCGGCAAAACGCACCCCACAGCGCCATCTGCGCCAACTTCCAAGGCGTCGAGCCGCCGAGGAATATGCCCACCTTGCGCCCGACGAACGGCGCCACATCGGTTGGCACCATGCCGTCCTGCACTGCGATCAGCACGCGGTTAGTGGCAGACAGCACGCGGTTGGACCAGCGCAGCGATAACTCCAGCGAGGCAAGACCGCCTGCGACAATGTCGGGCAACACGACCCACTGGGCAGCCGCACCAAGCTTGTCCAGCAGCCGCTCGAAAGCGTCCGCATCGAACGAACGGCCCTGCTGGAAGTCGGACCACGCGCCGTTGTCCAGCACGTAATCCTCGAACCCCTGTGGGTTCCAGTGCGACGGGGGCGCGCCGCGGCTGACCAGCAAGCCCCAACCGTGCGCCCGGAGTGCGGCGAGGTTGCGTCGCGTGCCGGTGTGTGAGGCGTAGCACTGCATCACCTGATGGCCCCTGCCAGCCAGAACACGTAACCACCGAACCAGAGCGCGCCCAGGTAGAGGGCCAGGAGCAGCAGCAGCCTGGCTGCCGCCACGATCATCGGTTGATCAGGTGCAGGCAGGCCCAGCAGGTGAGGCCGACGACCAGGAAGATGGCTGCGAGGCCGATCATCGCACCACCAGGACCTGGAACAGGAACAGCAGCGCCAGGATGATGGCGACGCCGACGACCACCACCAGGATGGCCGTCGAGGCTGACGGCAGGTCAGTGCGGTCGCTCTCATCCATCGTAGCCGACCTCCCGCGGGTCGATGTGGTAGATGCGGTATAGCTCGCGGCACTCGTCGTGGCCGATCTCGCCATCGTCCAGCATGCGCTCGATGAGGTCCAGCATCGCTGCCTTGGCGGATGAGCCGGTGCCGGTGCGGTTGTTTCCGTCTTCGCAGCCATCATAAGAGTCTGCATCGATCGCATACCAGCGCTCGGCCTTGGGTGCGTAGCCCGTGGCGTCCTCGTGTGCCTGGATGTCCATGGTCTGTGTCCTTGTGTTGCTCGACACCCGATAGATAGGCTTATGCCTTGCTTGTGTCAAGGATCTTTTCTCTCCATCGCCCCACATAAATACCTTGCTTATGTCAAGGCAACCCGCTAAACCTCCTGTTGTCGAGCGAAACACAGGAGACCCCGATGCTCAAGCCACAACGCGTTTTCCGCAACCACTACATCTGCGACGCCTGCGACCACGAGTTCGCGGACGAGATGCTGGTCGTCACCTCCAGCTACTGCCCGTGCTGCGATGCCGAGATTGAGCCCTACAGCAGCGAGGACCTGTTCGACATCGAGGCAT